TACAGAAAGCAAGTTTAATTTCACCTTGCACCCCGTTGGCGGCAACAGCTACGGCTGGTCCAATAACACCTAACCAGTAATTGCCTCACCCTGCGGGGTGGGGCATTATCAAGACATGATTCAACACGACATAAAAACCAGCGACGATCTGCTAAATTTTTTGGCTGTGCAGGCCGAAAAAGACGGCAAGCAGTGGTTTGGCTATTTCCAGCAGCGCATGACAGGCGTTAGCCTTGCTCATCAAATTGCTGCGCGTCATGCTGACAAGATGACTCCGGACGAGGTTGTTAGCTATGTGGCCGAGCTAAACAATCTCATTTTCCATCGCATCGTCAAGCCAAGGAATTAGCTATGGGCGGCGTTGTCATCAAGCTAGAGGGCATTGGTGAAGTAGACAAAGCGCTGCGCCAATTGGAGGCCGATTTCGGGCAAAAGGAAAGCGCCAAAAAGGTGCTTGTTCCTGCTGTCAGGGAATCCCTGCGACCAGTGCTAAATCAAGCCATAGCAAGCGCCCCCAAGGATACTGGAGGGCTGGCATTGTCGTTGCGAATTGAAGCCCGTAGGCCCACCAGCAAGGATCGGCGCAGCAAGTACATCACGCAGACAGATACGGTCATTGGTGCGGTGACAACGGCATCAGCTAAGAAGCTAGCCAAGATGAGCGAAGGCAAGGGCTTGCTATCTGCACGGCGCAAGCTAAAAAAACTTGGCTTTGAGAATGCGGAAGCATTTACCGGAGTGGCATCAGATGCCAGGGCGGTTGCTCAGGAGTTTGGATCGGCTAGGAATCCATCTACCCCATATCTCAGGCCAGCACTGGAGGCAAACGCACAAACAACAGTAAATAACTTAGGTCAAATTTTGGCAAGACGAATTAACGAATACAGAAGCAAACGATAAAACATGACGAAGTTATCAAACCTGCTTGGCGAAAAATACCAAGCAAAACGCACAAACATTTTTACCCGTTCTTTTGAATTGGGGGGGCACACCTTCAAAGTGCGAATTCCATTTGTAGCGGAATCAGATGAGATTTATCGGAAGGTCAATAACCCCGATGAGGCGCATATTGAGCGCATTTATAAGGAATTGACCGAGCCATTAATGGCGCTAAAAGATCAAGCTGCACCTGATGAGGAAATCGAATATCAGGAAAAGGATATTGTGGTCAGGGGTCGGTCAATGCGTGAGGCGGCAAAGAATAAAGCCATGACCGAAAATCGAGTGGTTGAATATATCAAGCTGCTTGTGCCTGAACAGCCAGATATGACCCTTGATGATTTGACCTATGAGGAAGTGGAAGCGGAATTCCCTTGGACAGTTCAAATTGCATTGATTGAAAAAATCAGCGAAGCAATCAGCCCAGGTTACAAGGAAACACGGGGAAACTAATTGGCTCATTGAGGACGCAGATTGAATGCGCCATGATCTTCAATGGGCATACACACGACACCATAGCGCAACTGGACGAAATGACCATGCTGCAAATTCAGACAATGTATGCAGATGGTTTGATCGGCAATCAAGGGCTGTTGACTACCTTGGGTCAGCTAACGGCGGGAGTATTTAACTATATGCGCCCAGCAAATGCACCGGACTACAAACTATCCAAGATTTTGGGTCAGGCGTATGATTACATCATCCCACCGTTAAGCCCTGAACAGCAAGCAGAAGCGAACAGCAATGCCCTAAAAACTTTCATGATGGCAGCACCAGGGTTTAATAAAGACAGGTTCAAATCATGACAAACTTTATCGGGCGGCTTGGTGTTACTTTGGGTCTTGATAGCGCGGAATTTTCTCGCGGGATTGAAGGCGCAAGCAAAAAGCTAGAGCAGCTAGCGGCATCAGCCAAACGATATGGCGCACTGGCTGGAACGGCTTTGGTTGCCGCATCTACAGCAGCGATTGCCTATGCCGATGAATTGGTAGACGTTGCTAATGCCAACGATGTGGCGATTTCGTCAATCATCCAATTACGGGATGCTTTGGCAAAAAGCGGCGGGGAAGCAGGTAACGCATCCAAATTCCTGTCCAGCTTTACCCAGTACATCGACAAAGCGGCTGAAGGGTCTTTTGAGGCGCAGAAAACGCTAAAGGGATTGGGCATTTCGCTACAAGACCTAAAGACACTGAGCATTGATGAATTGTTTAGGAAGGCTGCTGTAGGGCTTTCCGAAATGGATGATGCGCTAACTCGCAATGCCAAAGGCATGGAGGTTTTTGGCAAATCCTTTAAGGGGGTAGATGCCAAAGGTTTTGCCGAAGAAATCAGCAAGGCAACGACAGTATCAAAAGAGCATGAGGAAGGCATTAAAGCTGCCGCTGAAGCCTACGATATGTTGGCCGAAAAAAGCCGCAGGGCAATGGAAAGTTTGGCGGCTACGGTTGGGCCAGCAATCAAATCGGCAATTGAAAATTTTGACAAATTGATTGCCGCAATGAAAGTTAGCGGCGAGGAAATAGATAAGGTAGCCAAAAAATATGAGCTTTCCTTTTCCCGTGGCGGCTTTACAAGGCCAGGGCAAGAAAGGGAATCTGTTCTTCCGGGGTTGTCGTCCGAGCAACAGGATGCAATGTTTGCAAATCGGGCAACTAGCCGACCAAGGCCACCGGCTAGGGTTGTCAAGGAAGCTGTAAATAAAGACGCAGAAGCCGAACGTAAGCGTTTGCTAGATAACTGGGCTAAAGGTTATTTGGCTGTACAAGCTGAAATTGAGGAAGGCAATAAAGCAATTGCCGAGCAGACAGCGGAATTTCAGCGCAAAGAATTGGAGTTTCTGGAAAAGCGAAAAACAGAGCGTCAAAATGCTTTGAGGCAAGAGCAGGACGAAATTGACGAAGGCAATAGGCTAATTGCTGAACAAGCGTCCGAATATCAAAAAGCAAATGCGGCATTGGTTGAGCGTCAAGCCAAAGAAGCCGAATCAATTAACCGGCAAAAAATCATGTTGGAATTGGCCGATCAAGGCCGATACATGAAAGCATCTGAATATCAGTTGCTGCAAGAAATACTCGGGGTGGAATGGAAGTATGCCAACCTAAGAAAAGAAATTGAGAACGACGAAAAATTGTCAGCAACGGCAAAACAAGAGGCATACAAGCGGCTGATTGTTTTGCAAGAGCAAGAATTGGATATTGCAAGGCAACGATTCCAAATTGCCGAAAAATATAAAAACGGTTCATTTGCTGAAGGCTTTCAAGACGCAATGAAAACCTCAATGATGAACACGACTACAACCTTCCAATATGGTCAAAAAGCTTTTGAATCTATGATGGGCAATATGGAATCGGCGTTGACTAGATTTGTACAGACGGGCAAATTGTCAATGAAGGATTTGGCAAGAAGCATCATCACTGACCTAATTGCGATTCAGATGAAAGCGCAAGCCACAGCGCTGTTTTCCAAGTTGATTGGCGGCATATTTGGCGCATCAAGCGCATATGGCAGCGCAACAAGCTATGCAAGCACGGCGGCGCAAGGTTGGCTAGGGTTTGCGAATGGTGGCGATCCACCAGTGAACAAGCCTTCTATTGTTGGGGAGCGAGGACCGGAATTGTTCGTTCCGAAAAGCGCAGGAACAATTATTCCCAATCATCAATTGTCAAGTTTGATGGGTGGAGGGCAGACGATCAACTACAACGGTCCTTTTATCCAGCAAATGAGCGCAATTGATACACAATCAGGCATTCAATTTTTGGCGCAAAACAAACAAGCGGTGTGGGCTGCAAATCAAAGCGCACAGCGGTCATTACCTATGAGCCGATAACATGAGCCTACAAACCATCCTGTCCATCTGCGAATCCGTTGGTATCAATGACCAACGATTTGTAGGCCAAACGCTGAGCCGCAATCAAAAACTGGTTACATCGGAAATCATGACCGTGGTTCCTTTCCAGTTTGAACTGCGCCCAATGAATTATTTACTCTATTCGCAAAACCGGATCACCCTCAACAGCTTGCGGATTCCTGACAAATCATTGACGCAGTATTTAAATTTCGGGCAAACCGGCTGGCTGAACTACGTTAAATATCAAGGGCAAATGACCTCGGTTCAAATTGGCAATTGCTTGTGGCAGGTGTCAAGCGCAAATAAAACCTTGGTGCTTGGTGCTTTGCCTGCGCTGGCATCTACTGATTATTTGTTTCGAGTTGGGGATTTTGTCCAAGCCGGTTTGTATTCGTACATCGTAACGGCTGATGTGCAGCGGGGAAGCGGCAGCACGGTCAATGTGCCAATCCATCGCAATCTGCTAACAGCATTGACAAGCGCAACTCCAGCGGTTGCCGGTGAATTTGGTACTACGGTATCAATGGGCGGCACGACATACACGGGCGTGACGTTTCCTGTCGTGCTTAGGGAATATCCGACATACAACCTTGTGCCGATGGCGAATGATTCGTTTATTAGTTGGTCGGGTTCCTTCCAAGCGCTGGAGCAGGTGCTATGAATGTAATTGCTCCAGTTGAAGGAACTAGCAATATCCGCATTGCGGATTTCTTGCGGATTGTGACTGTAGGCGGCACTTACCTAATGACTACAGCTCCGGCAGATATTACCGTTGCTGCTGTTGACGCTAGCCCATTTCAAGCGGTCGGGACATTGCTGGCGATTGGACAAGTTCAGCGGGATATTAAATCAACCGCCAATGACACTACGGTCACGCTGTCGGGCATTGATGCGTCTATGCTTGGATTTGTTCTTGGACAAAACGTCAAAGGCTCAACCATAGAGCTATGGCATGGGTTCTTTGATACAAACGGCGCTTTGATTACAACGGGCGGCACGGGCGGTCTGTACAAATATTTTACGGGCATCATTACATCGTTTGCTATCAGTGAGCAATGGATGGAAGAAGCCAGGATGTATGTCGGCACAATCAGCGTTTCGGCATCGTCAATCCAATTGATTTTGCAAAACCGCATCGCAGGCCGGTACACGAACAATTCA